CCCTTAAAGTAGAAGAGTCTATAATGGTTTTTTCAAACAATACTCCAGTTAATTATTACCCAATAATGAGGAAAATAAAAGAAAGAAAATCGGGTGGTGGAGGAAAAATAACCGATAATTATTCAGGTCTTAAATATTACGAAACCAGAAGAAGTGAAGCATTCCCTAAATCTATAATCCGTTTTTTTAATGGAGACCAAAAAAATAAACAACACCCAACCCAAAAACCCGTTTCGTTAATGTCCTATTTAATTCAAACTTATAGCCAACCTAACGACATAATCTTTGACCCATTTCTCGGCTCTGGCACTACCGCTGTCGCCGCCAAACAACTAGGTAGAAACTACATCGGCATAGAAATATCAGAGAAGTACTGTAAAATAGCCAACGATAGGCTCCGCCAGGAAATCCTCCTCTAAAAAGGAGAGTCTAGGGACTAAAAGGATATCCACAGATAAGAGCTTTTTAAAACCTTATTATAGTGCTATAATTCAGTAATGAAGCAATGTAAGATATGTAGTAAGTCTATATCAGGGGATTACTCAGCAATTAAGCTTTATTGCTCTTATGAATGTCGTAGAAAAGCAAACAAAATTAATTATGATATGTATAGTGGATATGCTAATGCTATTCCCACGGGGACCGTGGGAACAATAGCTGAATTAGCAATTTCAAATGATTTACTGGGTAAAGGATATTCTGTCTTTAAATCATTGTCTCCAGCATCAAACTTTGATTTAGTGGCATGGAAAGATAAAAAATTTATCAGTTACGAGGTAAGAACTGGTTATCGAGGGTTAAAAAATAGGCTTACTTTTACGAGAAACCCAAAAGATAAGGCCGACTACTACGCAATATTTATACATAAAACCAAAGAGATACTTTACATTGACCCGACTGAATATGCTCAAAAAAACCAAGGTTAAACGAAAACCCAAGAAGAAGTCATCTACCCATTATCGTAAACTTTGCGTAGGGAAAGCCAAATTAGAGGCCAAGAAGAAAGCTAACTATATTTGTGAAAGATGCAGGGTGAAAGTAGAAGGAGCAAATGCTCACGGCTCACACATATTACCAGAAGGAGCGTATCCACTGATGAGTGCAGAAGTTAAAAATATTCTTTGTCTTTGCTATAGATGCCATATTTTATTCTGGCATAAGAACCCTCACGAAGCGACAGAGTTTTTCAATACTAAATGGCCCGGAAGATACAAAGAATTACGGGAAATGGCCGAAGAAAAGAAGAAGCACATAGTAAACTGGGAGAAGCGGTGGGAAGAAATTAATAACCTAACATGAAAAACAAAAAACAAACTTGTAACCAATGCCAAGACGATATGATGGCTAGCGTAGTAGATGATACTTTATCTGTTAATTTTTGTGCTAGACCTGAATGTCCAAGTTACGCATTATTACAAGTTGGGCAAGAAGAAATGATGAGAATTGCAGACTTACTAGAAGAAATTAAATCCCAAACTAAACCCCTAAACCATAATAAGAAGACTTTATGAAGAAATACCAAATAATATACGCAGACCCACCTTGGCGTTACGACTTCTCAAAATCGGACAACAGGGAGATTGAGAACCAGTATCCAACAATGAGTGTGGACGAGATTTGTGCCTTGAATGTGCCGAGCGAAAAGAACGCTGTGCTGTATCTTTGGGCTACTGCACCGAAGTTGCGTGAGGCGTTGAAGGTAATGGAAGCGTGGGGATTTGATTATAAAACTCACGCCATTTGGGACAAGGAGATTATTGGAATGGGGTATTGGTTTCGTGGTCAGCATGAACTCCTGCTTGTTGGGGTAAAAGGAAAGTTCAGTCCTCCAACGCCAAGTTATCGCATTTCATCTATATTCAAAGAAAGGCGTGGTAAACATAGCAAAAAACCTCTAGCAATCAAAGACCACATAGCAGGATGGACAGCGAACGCTTCTAGGTTGGAAATGTTTTGTAGAGAAAATAACTCTCCAATGTGGGATGTCTGGGGAAATGAAGTAGAATCAGATATAATACTTTAAGTAATAAGAGTGGGTGGGTTTAATTCAGGAGTGGCGGAATAGAAGACGTTATCCTTAATGAACAGATATGGCATCGTAGGTTCAAATCCTACCGAACTGGAAGTGATACCATATCGTGCGAGGTGTAAAGCTGAACAATATATAAAGTCACTTACTGACAATCTATATCAACGGCACAAATCCTCGCCTCCTGAACTTAGCCCATCTAAAAGAGGATTAAATAAATGAAGAAAGTTTCAAAACCAAAATGTGCGTATCATAAACTAAGAAACGCTAAATACCAATGCTATTGCGGAGTTAAGATTTGTGAAGAATGTAAAGATTACAACGAAGGAGAATGTCCCGAAGACCAACAAGAACATCACGAGATAAGTAGGATTTAGTATATGACTAAAGGATGTTGCCAAAAATGTGTAGGAGTAACAAGTAACTATATTTGTATTAATATGCAATGTCTTTGTCATAAGTCCGAGGTAAGCTACAAAGAAGATTTTGAAACTAAAATTAATGAATTAGTCAGAGATTTAACAAGTATACTCCCAATGAGTAAATCTGAAGCCCGAATAAGGATTGGAGAACTTGTCACTGAAGCTGTATCTAAGAGAAACGAGGAAGTAAAAGACTTAATAGTAAAGGAAGCTAACATAGCCCGAAGTGAAGGAGAGAAAACATCTAGGCTGACCAGTCTTTATAATATGGTTGATTCAGTTCAGGGGCGGTGTGGGAATATCCACGCTGTAAAACCACCTGGTGTCATAGCGTAAGAGATTGGGCAGAAAATATGTAGCGTGTGATGTCCTAATCCAGCAAGGAGCAATCCTAAAATGCCACTAAAAGAGAAGCAATAGAATGGAGCGAAAGCCCCTTGTGAGTACCTCGTACGAGGAAATTCTAAGTTCTATTGTGAGTGCTTTGCCTCTGAACTGAGTTAGTCAGATAAATTATTTTGGATACACAGATAGTAGAGGTCGAATACTATTAAAATTAAAAGATATTAAATCAGATGGAGAACAACGAACCAGTAAATTGCAGTGAATGTGGTAGAGTGCTTTTTAAAGTAAGCGGGGATTCGATTAGTGAAGATACTGACGTAGTGATAAGGTGTGCTTGTGGCGAATTACAGAGGGTAACTGCCTACACAGTGCTTAAAATAAAAGTAGAAGCAGCTTAAAAAGATATCCACTTTTGTCTATTGTGTCAAATAAAAGTATAAATTATAATTAAGATGTTGATAGTTCTAGGTCTACGGGCTTAGCGCGAGATCGTAACTCCATTCTTACGAGGATGTACTATCGACCTACGTTTTTTACGTAGGCCGAGGTACATCCTTTTTGTTTATGATAAATGAGACTGGTGAAGAAGTAAGAGTTTCGTTGTTCTTTTTATAGCTCTCGGTACTTGATGCTATTCAATAGATTTATAGAGAGTCACTTGCAAGCTCAAAAGCTGAACAAAACTTATATAACATCTTGCGTCATAGCTGAGAGTCCATGGTCGAATTGTTGGCTGCGACGCTCTGGGTACGAAAGTATCTTGAGAAAAAGTTAGCAATGGGAGTTATAAATAGAACCATGAAGAAACTAGCAGAGAATACAATTGTATTTTTAGCATTAACTTTGTATACATTATTCTTTTGGAGATTTATTTGGAATTAAAGGTACCGGGCATCGAAAGAGACAGATTACTCTTCTCTCAATCGATTATAGGAGGTCATTTTTAAATAAAAAGTCAATTATGCCGTTATCAAAAGGAAAGTCTAAAAAAGTAGTCAGTAAGAATATCTCTGAGTTAATGCATTCTGGCCGGCCCCAAAAACAAGCCATAGCAATTGCAATGAATGTAGTTAATAAATCAAAGAAGAAAGGTCGAAAAACAACAACAGATAATTTTATGGGAGGCTACCATGGCTAAAAAAAAAACACGAAAACCAAGATATTAAAGAAAGTGCGAATTAAAGAGGAGCACCGGGTTTTGCTAAAACAAATATCAGATGGTATCAGAAGAGGAAAGTCAATGGAAGAATGTATGTTGGAACTTAATTATTCCCCTTCTTATGCAAAAAGTTCAACCCATCTAAAAGAGACTGATTCATGGAAAGAATTAGTAAATCAAGAGTTACCAGATGGAAAGTTAATAAAGACAGTTAATTATTTATTAGATCATAAAGAATGGAGAGCTAAGGATGCAGGCTTAGATAAGGGTCTAAAGATAAAAGGAAAATATGCGCCAATCAACATCGATATTAAGAGGAGAAGATCTGTTGAAGAGATTGAAGACGAAATCACCGGAACATTATCAGAAATTGGTGAACTTATACGAGGAGAGAGATGAGGTTATTAAAAGTAATTTATCAAAGACGTATATCCCGAATGGAAAGGCAGAAGAGTTCATAAAGCAAGTAGGATCAAATGAGCACTTTGTAAATATGTTTGTGGCAGCAAACGGAGTAGGTAAAAGCGCTGCCGGAGCTAATATGGTTACAAACATAGTTTTTGGTCCGCAATCAGAATGGTTCCAACATCCTTTGTTTCAGAAGTGGCCTTAAAAAAGAGAGGGCAGAATCATATCAGACCCGACTACAATCAAAGAAAAGATTATCCCTGAATTAAAAAAATGGTTTCCAGTTAATGAAGCAAAGAATATACCAGATGCAAACTTTGAGGAATTAAAAGAAGGCAAGAGCTATACCAGAAAGCTGACGACGAATACTGGATGGACAATAGATATTATGTCCACTGAACAGGATGTTAAAGAATTTGAATCAGTCGACTTGGGGTTCGTATGGATAGATGAGCCAATGCCTAAAGATAGATTCATGGCAACGCTTTCTAGGGGACGAATGGGAATGATCATATTTTGGACATTCACCCCGCTAACATATTCTGCTTGGATTAAGGATTGGATGGATACAAATACCGGAGAATTAGCTCAGTATGTTGAAGCTGAAATGGAGGATCAATGTCTAACGCATGGCATAAGGGGAATATTAGAACATTCAAACATTAAAAGAATTGCAGATTCATTTCCAGAAGATGAAAAGTTAGCTAGGGTATTTGGAAAGTTCGGGCACTTACTGGGAAGAGTTCATAAGGGATTTAGCAGAAAGATTCATGTGATTAAGCCGTTCCCAATAGATGAGGGTAGATACACGACTTACATGGCATTAGATCCACACCCAAGAGTCCCAGATCACGTCTTGTGGCTAAGTGTAGATAAGAACGGAACTAAAATAATTACATCAGAGTTAATCAGTGATGGGTTAGTAAAAAGATTATCAGAAAGAATCAAGGCCAACGAAAGGGCAATGAACTACAGAGTTGAAGCAAGAATAATCGACCCATCGGCATTTGTAGACGATCAGCACAGAGAAGAATCAAGCGTCGGTTCACAGTTGTTTGATATCGGAATGCACTTTATAAAAGGTTCAAAAGATTTAATGGCCGGTATCAAGCGAACAAACGAAGCTCTTGATTACGAAATGAAGGGCGGAAAGATGTTTAGACCACCAGAGTTGTACATCTTTGATACTTGTCCGATAACAATTAAGCAGTTAGAGGAATACACATGGAGTAACTGGGGTGGTCGGAATGCAGACGAAAAAGAATTGAAAGCTAGACCACGCGATGTAAATGACCATAATATCGAGAATCTACATAGACTACTTATGCATGAACCTAAACATATTGATTACAGTTTCAGAGAATCGAGTGCAGTAGTTGGTTCTAATGAGTTAAACGTTTCCGATTTCGATCCCTATCGATAAAAATTATGTACTACAAAGAAAAAAGATATGAGATAGATAAAAAGACAGGTTGTTGGAATTGGTTGTTATCAAAGACTAATGATGGGTATGGAGTTCAATGTATTGAAAAGCAAGGCATTAAGAAAAGAATCTGGTTAGCCCATAGGGTATCTTATGAACAGAATGTCAGCAAGATTCCCAATGGACTATGTGTTTTACACAAATGCGATAATCCACCTTGTGTAAATCCGAGTCATTTATTTTTAGGAACTATACAAGATAACATGAAAGATAGAGATATGAAGGGGAGAAATGCAGACTTTAAAGGATCGAACAATGGCCGAGCTAAATTAAAAGATAACCAAGTAAGGACCATTAGGAGATTATATTTGAGAGGGGGTATTAAACAGGTTGAATTGGCAAAGAGGTTTGGTATAGATCAAACAAGTGTATCAGATATTGTAGTAGGCAAAACTTGGGGGTGGTTATAATTAGTTGCCGGTTGATGGGGACAATCGTTCAGTGACAAGACTGCGATGTTCAATGGGGGATACAAGATAATATCTTGATCTATTGCCCCCACCAATCGGTAACAAAACACTTTGAAGATTTCAGTGCTTAGGAAAATGCAATACAACAAGGCGAATATCTTAGTTCTACAGTTCGAGTATGTGTTTCAATATTTATTCAGCCAAGATGGAGAGATATATCAGGATCATATAAGTTTAGTCCCCGGATTGTATAAACGGATTCTTTGGAAGTTAGGAATAATTAAAAGCCCATATACACAGCAGGAGATTGAAGATGGCGAGAAAGCTTTACTATCCGGTGCCATGAAGACCTATGACACGATTAATGCCCCAGATTATAGGGTTAAACGCCTTGAGGCAATACGAAAAGCTAAGAAGAAGGCCAAGCTAGCCAAGAAAGATAAAAGTTGCACCTGGCAGACTACAGAGGCCAATGACGGCAAAATGATTTATTGGTGTATTACTCACGGAATCGGAGTCTCAATGGTAGACGGAGAACAACCAACCCATAAATAAAAATGCCAAAAATCACTAAAGATATTCTCAAGAAAATTAAATATGAAGATGTTGAGCGTGAAATAGTTGAGGATGATGAGATTGTGATGGACAGTATCTCTGCTGCCAAACAGAAAAGAATCATCGCTCAAATCAACTCTGAATATGATATTGCCTATTCGCATAACGAAGCAAAGCGAGCTACGATGTTGGCTCGTTTAAAACTTTATAATAATCAGCGTAGAGAATCATCTTCAGTTGGAGATCCACTAATGTTTACAGTTCACAATACGATTCTGGCTTCACTCTATGACGATAGGCTTCAAGCTCGTTGGGAGGGTCGTGGGGGTAAGGGCGATGATGACGTCGAAGAGAATCTAAATGCTCTCGCAAGCTTTGACTACGACATAATGAGTAAAGATGAGCTAGATTATAATTGGGATTGGGATACTTGTTTCTTTGGACGAGGATTAGTTTTAATGAATGAGTTTGATAGGAGTGAAGGAGTGATGGCACCTGTTCCCGAACACATACCGGCAGTCACATGGATAAGAGACCCAAGAGCTGTATCTGTAAATGGCAACATGCAAGGCAAGGGCGCGATGAGATTCGGAGGCCATGAGGTCGGAGCTACCTATTGGGAGTTAAAAGACCTCCCGGGATATTTTAATATTGAATTACTACAAAAAGATAAAGAAATTAGATCATTACTTCAAGAGACAAGAGAAGCTTACAATTCTGCTCAAGGTCGTGAGAATTTCCCTCAGAAAGAAGAGACATTAGGGAAGAGAGAAAATTATGAGTTCAACTTACTCAACTGGTTTACTCATATTAATGGCAAGAAATACTTAGTTACACTGGGTAACAACCGAACTTTATTAGTCAGATTACAAGAGATAAAGACTGATAGTGGAAAGAGGTGGCCTATCCTAGATAGAGTCCTTTACCCAATGGCTACTGATTGGGATGGAGTTTCTATTCCTGATTTAACCGAAGACAAACAAAGAGCTAGGGCCGTACTGCTGAACATAGGCTTGCAGTCTGCTAAAGCTGATGTCACCCCGACATACCTATTCGATCAGACTAGAATCAAGAATAAAAATGATTTAAATTTCAAGATTAATAAGTTCATAGGTGTTGATGGCCGAGTAGATAATGCAATCGCTCCAGTTCAGAAATCCACAGCCCATCAATATGTAAGTTTAATAATGGATGTTTTAGACACTGCTGCACAGAGAGCTACTGCTACACCTGAGATACAGCAAGGTGTTGTGTCGGATGAGAAAAGAACACTAGGTGAGCTCAACTTAGTGTCATCTAAAGTTGATACGCGATATTCAATGAGTGCAAAGATATTCGGATGGAGTGAAAGAGCTTTTTGGAGACTATGGTATCAACAATATAAGATATATTTCAAAAATGAAATCGATGAAAAGGTCATTAGGATTCAAGGTGCAATGGCTCCTATTTGGAGACCGCTACTCAGAGAAAATATAATCGCTAATGTAGATCCTGATGTAAAGATTGAGTCTAAGGTTATTTCAGATGCTAAGAGATTAAGAGAACAACAAGCATTCGTACAGTTCGCTGCTCTAGCACTCCAAGACCCCGAGAATAACAGAAGGTTTATACAAAAGAGACTAGGTAAATTACAAGGCTTAACCAAGGAAGAGGTCGATTTAACATTCCCATTAACTGTCGATGAAATGCAAGCTGAGGAAGAAAATCAACTACTGAACATGGGCAAACTACCCAAAATAGGCATTCAAGATGACCATCTAACCCATATAGACATTCACTCAAAAGCCAATCAGAACGCACAATCAATAGCACATATCAGAGCGCACAAAAAATTAATGGTTTTAAAGAGGAATAGACCAGACTTATTCCAACCCCCGCCAGTCCCAGGATTCGAGAACAGTAACCCAGGCGCATCAGGCCAACCAGTTCAGCAACCTTCACAGATGGCTAAACCCCCAGCCCAACCATAATGGCTAAAGAACAAGACAAACAAGAAATACTAAGACAAGGACAGTCGACAGAGTTCTGGAGATTGATATTAGAAGTATTAGATCAGAACGTGGAGAACCTTAGGGCCCAACAAGATAGTGAGGATTTTAAAGAATTATCCAACGAGCAGTATAAGATTGAGAACGAATTATTAAAAGCCAAGATTAAGTATAATCAGAAGTTAAAAGATTTACCCAATACACTAATAGCCCATTTACAAACTCCGAATCAAGAAGTAAAAAACTTCGATCCGTATTATGAATAATAAAAACTACATAAAAGAAGGGTATAAGAAAAATAGGTATGCAATTAACAATAAGACTGGTTGTTGGAGTTGGTTGCTAGTTAAGAATAAAAAGGGATACGGTCAAGTTGGGTACTGTGGGAAGATATGGCAAGCACACAGGCTTAGCTACATAAAGTTTGTCGGGGAAATTCCAAAGGGAATGTGTGTATTGCACAAATGTGATAATCCATCTTGTGTTAATCCTGAACACCTGTTTTTAGGGACCGATGCCGATAATGCGAGAGATAGAAAAGCTAAAGGGAGAAACGCAGATTTTAGGGGTAGTAAAAATCCAAATTTTAGGGGCGGTAGAGAGATCTTTGCTTCTGGCGGGTCCTAGACACGCCAGATACAAAGCTCTTTCGCAAGGGCCTAATAACTGATGTCCGGTATATGTGTTTATTCGCCGTTTCACATATTCCGAGTATCTGAAAAATCATGGCAGAAGAAAAGATAGTATCCGATCTTGGAGACGAGGAACTTCAAAAGGAAGTCGACCTAGAGAAGAAATCCGACAAGGTTGAGGTTGATGACACCACAACAAAAAAAGAGGAGTCAAAAGAAACAGTCGATAAAAAAGAAGAGGAAGTCGATGAGGTACTTGATGATAAAGACTATGAAGTTCCCATGCGTAAAAGCGTGGCACAACATATTATTGCTCGTCAAAGTAAAACCATCGAAAAGCTAAGGACTAAGGATGAGAAAAAGATTGAAGTCGATGTTGACAAAGATGATGATAAGGATCTCGACATCGATGCCCGTATAGATAAAAGGTTAAAACCTATTATCGATAGCGTGGTTTCTCAAGCTGACGAGGGTGAGCTTGGACAATTATATTCATCTGAACCCGAAGCTAAGAAGTTCGATAAACTGATTAGGAAGTACATGGGACACGAAAGTTATAAAGGTGTTCCACCATCAGTTATTTATCACCATTTGGCGTTTGATATGGCCAAGGCCGCCGGTGCTAAGAAAAAGAATGTCGCCGATGTCGAGGCTAAGCAAACTAAGGGTGGCGGTAGAAGTATAGTTAGTAAAGGTGGCAATTCAAAAATGCCTACCACTGAAGAGATTGATGATATGTCAGATATAGAACTCGAAGCCTTACAGCATAGAGTTTTGAAAGGAGATTTTAAAGCAGACGAATAATACATGGGTTGTCGCAAACTTATGTAGGTCTAATGAGAACCTTAATCTCATCAAATGGCGAAGTGGAAATGTGTTCTTTCACAGCTTGATAGATTATTAAGTTTTGATAAACATAATACCACTACAGCACAAATTTACGGCAGACACAACACTTACCCAGGTTACTGCTGCGGTTAATAATTTTTATGACCGCACAATGTTAAAAGCAGCCCGACCTCTTTTAGTCCATACCAGATGGGCACAGGTCAGAGACATACCCAGGAACAACAGTTTAGTAATTAAGTTCCGAAGATATAGCTTGCTTTCAGCAGCTACCACAGCTCTGTCCGAAGGTGTAACTCCTTCTGGTTCACAGCTTTCCATAACGGATGTTTCAGCAACTGTGGCCCAGTACGGGGATTTCGTAACCCTAACTGACCAATTGGTTTTCAGCACCCTTGATCCAGTATTAACCGAAACAGCCGATGTCCTTGGACAACAGGCCGGTAATAGTTTGGACCAGATTTGTAGAGATGTAATAGTTGCGGGTACCACGATCCAATACGCCTCATCTGCAACTACAAATGCCACAATAACGGCATCCATGAAGTTCACCAGAGCCGAGGTAAAAGAAGCAGTCAGAACCTTGCAGTCGAATGATGCAAGAAAAGTTACCCGAATGGTTAATCCCGCAAATGGATTCAACACTTCTCCTCTTAATGCCTGCTATGTGGGTATTATTTCAGAAGATTCTCTCTTTGACCTCAAAGATGAGTCAGGTTGGACTCCAGTTGAGGAATACGCAAGTCAAAAAGATGTCATGGAAGGTGAAGTTGGAAAATTGGATGAGGTTCGATTCGTAATGACTACGAATGCCAAAACTACTTCTTCAACTGTTACTGTCCATACTTCTTTAATAATGGGCATGGATTTCTATGGCATTTCAAGAGTCTCAGGCGAGGCAATGCGAAACATTGTCAAACCCCTTGGTTCTGCCGGAACTGCTGACCCATTGGATCAGAGACAGACTTCAGGATGGAAAGCGACTTTTGTTGCTAAAATCTTGAATGAGAATTTCGCAGTCGCGGTTCGTCATGCGGTGTCATCCTAATAACTAGCCAGTTCTAAAGCAACCCAGTTGCTTATGGAGTCACCTAGTTTTAGAAAATTATGGTCAAAGTATCTAAGCTGAAAAAAGCTAAAGAGAAGGTTGAGGAAAGGCTGGAACAGTTAGTCCCGACTCCTGTTCCAGTCGATGAACCTAGATTAGAAGTATCCCCTCAATTGGAGATTAAGAAAGCTGAGGAAGTTGATTACTTGCAAAAGTATCAATACAAGAAACAGACTAAGTTTGGGAGTCCTGAAACAAATCCTGCGCCTGGTAGTAAAGCGGAGATAATGAAGAAAAATCTTTTGGCTCAACCAAAAAATAGTATCTTCATTCCGCTTGAACAGGGACAAGATTCTTCAGTAAAACTTTCCGTAACTCTGAATGGCTATCGATTGGATTTGCCAAAACAAGTCTACCTCGAACTACCATCGCAGATTTCGGAAGTTATTATGGAATCCCTAAGACAACAGACAGAGGCTCTAAAACCATACAGGATTGATGGAAACAAAGATAAGGAAAACGCACTTAGCTAAGTCGCATTAGCTAAAAATTAACCATAGCTTAACAAAGCTATAAAATAAGATGGCCGTAACAAGCACACAATCGAAAGCCCCAGCAAGTGTTTCTAATTTCGCCGTGGGTAGATATTTAGATGATGGAACTGCCGCCGCATTCACCATCACTACCGGATTCCAGCCGAGATATGTAAAAGTTGTTAATGTTGATGAGGATACTGACGGAGAGAGTTTAGAGTGGTTTGAGGGTATGGCTGACGCTTCGGCAATTCTAAGAGTTGCCGCAGGAACTACCACAATTATAACCACGCTGGGTATCACCCCAACAGCAAAGGGATTTACAGTTGGAATACAGACTG